TCCATTAAATCTGCGGCTGATTCTACCTGCATTGTCTGACCTTTTAAACCTAATTCCTGTCGTTTAAGGTCTAATTCCATAAATTTTATTTCTGCTTCTGTTGCTTTGATTTCTGCTTCTTTCGCTTTAATATCTGCGTCCATCTGCATTTGTGTTTGTTTTAATGCTACGTTTTGTTGGTCGCTCTGGGCAGCTATTGCTGTTTTCTCTTTTTCAAAATCAAGTTTCATTATTTCTAACTGCGCTTTCATTTCCGATTCTTTCTGCTGTGCCTGTTGCTTCATCATCTCAAATTGTGCGGCAGCTTGTAGCATTTCCTGTTGTGGGTCGGCTTTTTGGGTTTTATTTGATAGCTCACCACGCCATTTTTCAATTAACGTAGCAGGTAATGGCAAATATTCTAGTACATCTGGGGGTGGTGTAACTCCCATTTGTGCCATAAACGGTATCATTTTGCTTAATACTTGGAATGTTTCTGCTTTACTGTTTGGTGTGCTTGGCATTTCATCGACAATAATGTCGTAAGTATCAGCCTGTGGATCTGGCATAAACGGTACAGACATTCTATCCCCTGTTGGAGTCATAATGCGTATTGCCCTGCCATCTGCTACAAACCGATTCAGAAAATCTAATACCACTCGACCACGCTCTCTCTGGTGTCGTTTAAGCGAATCGAATAACGGTGCAAGTATTGTTAGCCCACTAATCTTTCTGGTTTGCTCTAATATTGCTGGTTGGTTACGGTCTGCTGCCCCTATCATTTCCGCATTTACGCCAGAAGTTGCGGGTACAGCGTCTATTGCGTATTGCATTAAACGCTCTAAACCTGCTGGAAATACCCCTGCATCACGCTCCCTGACCTTGTTTAAACCACCTGTATTCAGTTTAATCAAAGCATCTGGGCTGGCCCAATCTTCTTCTGCCCGTCTAGGGTCAGCTAACGCATCTGCTTCCACAAACGCACCACCTTTTCGGTTGGTAGCCAATATAAACATAATGTCGGAAAAGAATTTGTTGCTAAACTTCTGGGGATCACGCAACGCCCGACACACACCGTACCATTGCCGTTTGTTGCGATCTCTTTTCCCTGTCATACACTTTAAAGTGAAACCTTTTTGACTGGCTGCTTCCTCGTCTTCCAGTAATTCACTACCACAAACAAACGCTTGAAAGTATTTCCTCATGGTAATCTTAATAAATTTGACTCCCATTTCGTCCAGATAGTCTCGCATCTTGTTTAAACGCTCTGGGCTAACCGTTAATATCTGGCCGCTATCTGGGTCAGCTACACGGTACATTGGAACATCACGGTAATACTGGCACTGTAGCACCAGATACATTTGGTCTTGTGGGAAATATGAGCTTTGGTCGCTTTCATACTTCCAAGCATTAGTCGCATCATGCGGTTGGCGCATATCAATATCATCTGCGGTATATTCTGCCGCTACATTGGCAATATTAGGCCAGATGCTTTCCGCTTCCTCTGCTGGGTATTTTTTTGCCCTGATAACGTATTGGCTTTTATCAATATTTCTGGACGTATCACTGGTCTGCCAGTACATTTCTATCGGGTCTATGCGACTTGCGGTAATTAATTGGCCGTCTGGATCTGTGTTGTAATCCATCCGTGTTTCTGTCCAACCCATACCTGTAATCACTAGGTCGGTAAACGCATCAGTAACTTCATCTTCGCCGTCACATAAATCATCTGCCCACTTCCCTGCCTCGGTGTACATATCAGCTAATTTTGTGTCAGACGTTTCTCTGGGTAGGAATCTAACTTCCTTACGGTTGTTAATCTGCTGACCCACAATAGAATCTACAAAAGGCGCAATCCTGTTCATTACGATAGGAATACGCCGTTTTTCCTTAATTTCAGCTTCTTCTGCTGCACTCCACTGTCGGCAAGCTACCAGATCGTATAGGTCTTTCGCTTCTGTTCGCCATTCAGAAGTATTGTCTTTAGACTCCTGATACCAGCTTTGTACTTGTCTAGCAGTAGTCATTAGTAAGCCTTCCTACCACGGCCCATTGAAGATTTTTTAGCTTTCTTAATAGTTTTAGTTGAGCCACTGTTACTTTTCTTTTTCTTTTTTGTTTTGCCGCCTTTTGCTTTACCGTACATATAAACCTCGTTTTTATGCTGACGTTAATTGTTTATCATACACATACTGTTTAAACACTACAAAGATGGAGCCAATACGTTTTCATTTTCTTGCTGACCACTTAATAATCCTGCCCCTACTGCTACAGGTGCAGCACCATACATTCCGAACCCTTTAGGTTTACCGCCTACCCCTTCAAGAAAGTCTTTTATCTTCTGGGTGTTTTTGATAGAGATATGTTTTAACGGTTCTGTATTGATTCCATCACCTAATATTTTTTTTGCCTCGTCTGTGTAAGCATGTTTTTTACCATCTACCATCTCAAACGCATCTTTATCAATGCCTTTTAAAACATCTTTAACTTCGTTCCTTAATATTTTATCGTAAAACTTTTCTAAACTTTTGGTTCTCCAGAATTTTGCTTGGTTTTCACCATTAGTAAAAATGATTCTGTCCTTGCCAGTTTCTACCATTTCGGTTATCAGGTTTTTAACGGCGTGTTGTACCCACTTTTCCTGCCCTGCTACTAAAGGTTGTTCTCTTAAATTTTGTCCAAAAACGTTAAGTTGTTTTATACGTTGGCCTAGCTCACGATAGTTTTCTTTATCTTCTAGCGCCTCGCTCCACTCCATGCGGTTAGATAGTTGTTCTTTTTTTCTTTCAATACTTTCTAATAATTCTTCTCTAGCCGCTTTTGTTTCTGGACTATCAAAACGGCTTAATGCTAAGTTTTTTGTTTTAGCATCGATATCCAAATCATTTAACAATATTTTGTCACTTTCCTGTAAAGGTGCTTTACGCCCTGCCCCTGCTTGTGCGTAGTCGCTTTGGATCTCATCGACATATAAGGCATTTTCTCTAGTAACTTTACCAACGGGTCGCATTTGTTGGGAAACAGAATCGTACTCATATTCTAAATCCTTTGTATCTGGCGTATATTTTCTGTCCGAAACCCTCATGTGATACGCTACATCGTCACCGTAATGGCTACCAATATCACCGCCTGCTGTTTCTGGGCTGCGTACTACAATTTCACGGTAATTTGTTGGTTCTCCACTAATATCACCCATGTCTTGTCCATATATAGGACTGTCTGCATTTGCTGCATCCTCCGCTACATATTGTCTATGCTTTGCCCCTTCTCCTGAGTATCCTCTCTCAAATGCGATTTCTTCTAACTGTACTCTCGCTTCGTTTTCGCTGTATATTTCCTTTGGTGAGTTACGGTCTATGTTTCGATTCGTAACTGTTTCAAACGTCCCATTTTGAGTAAGCGTTTCACCTCTGTCATTTTTTATACTCCACCAACCTTGTCCATCACTACCAATAGCGTATATCTCTGTCTCATCGCCATCGTTATCTAATAAACGAATATTTTTTGTAGGATACTCGTTATACATTTGTTCCATCATATTATAAATTTCTTCACGAATTGCATCTTCTTGATCTGGATTTTTGGCCAATTCTTGCGACCAAATGCTAGATTCTTCCAGATGTTCATTAATTCTTTCTTGAATGTAATCATAATCCTCCGCTTCTTCATACGGTATTACTTCTTCTCTAAGGTTTGGTTCTGAAGGAATATTCTCTAATACCTCCTGATCCAGATACATATTGCTTCGATTAGACTCTATTACGTTTTGGATTTGTTCTTTCGTAACGGGTTGCCCTGTGCGTTTCGCTTCTTCCAATACATCCGTAATACCTAAGAACTTCAGTTCTTCCTTATCGATTTTACGGTTGCCTAGTTGTGCCGTCACGGGTTTTGATAGACCGCCTTTTTGTCCTAACGCTGCTTCCATTTGCTCTGCTGAACCACGATTGGGAAACGTATCTAGGTTTACTACATCTTCTACAGTAGAACGAAAACCCATAAGGTCAGGCTGTTTAAACTTAGGCTCTGGAGCCATTAACCCTTGTGCCATCATCACGTTCATTCTAGGGTCAGCCGCTATTGCACCACTGAGTAATGCGTCACTGGCCTGTTCCAACATACTAGGTTGCTCCAACACATTGCCTAGTCCTCGCATCCCTGCACCCACACCCCTAGCTCCTAATCCTATTGTTAGGTCTAACACATCAGGAATCGCTTTAGGGCCAGCTAAATATGGCAATATGCCTAATAGTTCGCCCGTCTGTTCTTCCATGCTACCCGTAGGTTGTGGGAGTACGCCTAAATTGGTTAATGCTTGTGCTGCTTCCTCTGTGTTGTAAGTACGATCTTGTAATAGTGGTGCGATTGATGGCTGTACGTCATACGGTATTCCAAACACGGCAGCTAACGGATTTCTCGGTGCGTTTGCCATTAATGGGTTAGCCTGAGTAGGAAACATATCAAACAAATCACCTATCGCACCCGCACCTAATGATGTTACGCCCCGATACAAACCACTACCAAAATCCCTAGCTTGTGTTGGTGTTAACGCTGTAGGAATTCCTTCCTGTTGGAATCTCTGGTTATATGCTCCTGCTGGAAATACCATTAAGCTGCCCAGCTTGCGCCACTGCGCTTCTCTATGCGTTCATATCGACCTAGACCTCTGCGTCTCTCTGCTCCTGCAAATGTCAATACGAAAGCGTCTGCTATGTCAGGGGATTCTACGCCACGTTTCTGCATTTCTTCCTTGCCCTCGATCTTAATTTTGCCTGATGACGTAATGCTAAAGTTCACTTCCGTTAATTCTGCACCCAAGTCTTCAGACTCTATCCGTGTATCCCTGTCCTCTAGCCATTGTCTCGCTCTCCACCACAGTTCTGCCCGTAGGTTGAGATAACGTCCAACACCGCTAGGAGACTCGGCCACATTGACCCCTGTTACTGGCACTCCTAATTCTCGTAACCTATCACAAACTCCTGCACCTACGCCAATTGAATCAATATTAATCATGGCTGGCCGTTCATCAGAATCAGCATCCTCATATTGTGCCATCACCCAACCCGCTACTTCCATCGTGTCGCGTTTAAACAGCGTCTCTACGGACTGCACAATGTTAGCCTGACGTTTTACTAGGGCCGTTTTATTAGAGCCAAATCGTGCTACATCCAACCCCCAGACAGGCATAACAGTCTTTATCTGCTCCACTGGCCTGTCATATGCTGCCAGTATCAGGTTGAGAGGAATCACCGCATTAGACTCTGAGCTAGGAAATTCGCCTAACACCCTGACTTTATAGACATCTGAGTCTGCACCCACCCTAGCTTGCATATCCTCAATGTACTGCTTGCTTACACGGCTACTGGCTGTACAGGGTACAACCCAAGTCTTCCATCGCTTACGCATCCTGTGGTGACTGTCGTAGAAGTATCCTGACGTTCTGGTGGGGTTGGCACACATGATTATCTTTGCACCCTCACTTGACAACGCCCCTTCCGCTGTCTCAAATATGTTCTCTGGGATACCTGACGCTTCATCGATAACGTACAACAGGTTATCAGCGTGAAAGCCCTGTAGTGCTTCTGGCTGCTCCTTTCTGGCCGTTCTAGCGACTGCTATAGAGTCTCCTATCCGTATCCTTCCTGACGATACTTCCAGTTCTTTCTGATACCATTCTGGGGCTTTCTTAATCCATTTCAGCACTTCAGCCCAGAGTACGTCTTCTAACTGGTGGGCAGTTGGGGCTGTGGTAGGCACTCTAGCATTGGTTCTGGTGGAGATAAACCAGAGTATTGCCCAAGAAAGAAAAGCACTTTTACCTACCCCATGCCCCGATCTAATGCTTATTTTATCTTCTGTAGATAAAGCGTTTAAACATTCTGCCTGCCACGCTTCAGGTTCCACGTGAAACAATTCACGGATAAAGGTGACGGGTTCCTCACGCCATCGCTTAATTCGAGCTATCGCTTCCTCTCTATTGGATTTGCTTGTCTTCGCCATTCTTTAGCTGCTCTGGCTCGTAATAGCTTTCCTCTACGGCTCGTACTAGGTCTGCCAGAGTCTCTGAGCTATGCTCGACATGCTGTTTATCCCGCCATACGGCTCCCTGACGGTTCTTTAACCAGAAGGTCGCTGCTGATACATCACCGCCCACGGCCTTCTCGTACAGGCTCTCTGCGACCTTTGAATCGGCCTGTTCCTTACCTGCCCGATGTGCGGTTAAAAACTCTGGAATAGTCTTGTAATTCTTTAAGGTTGATAAAGAGATATCTAGGGATTCAGCAAGCTGTTGATCCGTAAGGCCAAGTAGTGCGTACTTGTATACTAGGTCACATAGCTTCGGATCGAACTTTGTCGGCCTCCCCATCTTGGACTTTTTGGCTCTTTTGTTATTTGTCATGACACTCGAATTAAATGGAATTGGTCATTGATTTTGTACAAAAATTCTTTGGTTGTAAAGCGACCCATAGCTTCTTCTACCACAAAATATTCTGAGTAGTCTTTAAATGTGACACTCTCACCCACTTCGAGGGCATCTATCTTATCTAACAATTCCTCACGTTTTTTCATACTAGAACATCCACTTGGTTGTTAGAGGGCTTGGGTTTCTCTACTTTAGGTTGTGGTTGTGGTTCACGCTCCACGGGTTTTTGGGGAATAGGTTTATTTTGTACGCTTTGGACTTCTGAAGTCATCTACAATCTATCCCACAACATCCGATTCATCTGGCACTCTAAGCGATTTCAATAATCTCCTGACTTCCATTTCATTTTGCCTAAAATATTCATTAGGCTTAAGCTCAAAACTGCGCTCAATCTCTATGACTTCTGGCTCGCCGCGAAGAATATCTTCAACCCCACATAAAAAATCGTATTCATCCCACTCTCTGTAAGTAGCTTTTTCAGATTCCAATACATCTTCTGGATAGTCGAAACTTTTTTCCATAATTTCAACTAACCGTTTGTAATCCAAATTTATTTTAAGTTGGACTTCCATCACGCTCTCCGTGATTTAGCCCCACTGCATTTCCATCGTTTACGGGATAGGTTGTTAGGTGTATTAGGGTCATTCCGTTTACTGGCGGGTAGACGCTTCTTAATGCCCAGAGACCTAGCGCAGTAGGCATCGCCTTTCTTGGTCCCTGCCCTAACTCTTGGTCCACCGCCTTTCGCTTTTCCTGCCTGTCCATAGCTAACACGTTTACCACTAGCCGTAACTTTAACCTTGGCTTTACCCTTTGAAGGTTTAGCAGCCATTAGCCCTTAAGCCTTTTACGGCGTTTCTTAGCCGTCTGAGCCGATTTCTTAAATGCTGAATTTGAAGGCGCACCCTTCGCTCCCTTTTGGCGCATCTTTTCGCCGCTGCCTTCTTTAATGCGTTTTCGTTTAGCGTGAATATTTCTGTACAACGACATAACATCCTCCTAATTTAGAACGATAGCGATGCAAGGAACCACCCTCACATCCTACCGCATGACTGTGAGCAGCTTCGTAGCTACAGGAGACACTTGGTTGCCCACAATAATAAAATAATAGCGTGAGCTACATCCTAATGCAAATAGGGCGAATGAGAATGCTTGGTCTACCAAACGCAAAAAGAGCTATAGATTTCTTGCGCCTATCCAACCTTCGCAGATGGTCAGCTTTCCGACCCCACACTGGGCATCTGACCCTCAACCAAGCAACTACTTGTGTGCTTATATTTATTATATGTCCAAATGCAAATTTGTTAAGGGGACGACACAAAATTACAGCAGGTTTTGTTGGTCAGGATGCTCCGTGACAGGGGTCCATTTAATGTCTGTTAAGCGGTATGTACCTTTAAATTTGGAAGGCACTTTAGGTCCGTACTTGCAGTCTTTCAGTTCATTAGGTGTAAGCCGCATCATCGCATCGCCGTGATGTATTTCCATACCACCTTGCTTGATGGCTCTCTTAACTTCGTAATCCCTGACACTAACGTACTTGCCCTGCCATAATTTCTTTACTTGTTTTTTAACCATTTTTCCCTCCTCAAATTTATTTAAAAAGGGCCAGCCAGTTTTCACTGACCAGCCCCCCACAAGGATTCTAACCTAATCTTTAAACCCATTGCCTTGTAAAAAATGACTAAACCTGTGCTTGAAAATAGCATAGATTAATTTGAATAAACTGTCAGTAGTATATTCACCTGCCTCGCAACTAAACTGCCAGTACCCATAATCTCTATCAACGTAATCTCCACTTCCAAAACTATCACTCCATACTTTTGTAGGTAATTTCCGAAATACTGAGTTGTTAGTTTTGTTCATCTTTTCCCCCTATCTACCCGTAGTAAGCAGAAGTTAACACTGGTTTAGTTTTGAAATAATCTGGATAATCTTTTTTAATTTCTTTAATTTCTGCTTGAGATAATTGATAATCTAAAAACAATTCCACATCATTCATATCTATTTTTACCGTTACTGTTTTCCCTGTTTCACTTTCTTCCTCTGAAACCTCAACATCGATATATTGCGGGAAATCCATATTGCCTCTATGACGTAACACATGATTATACTGATTAACTAAAACTGTAGCCCTATCACTTATTGCATCCATGATACGCCCATTTTTTCTGTCTTGAGCATTACAATGCCTTTTGTGTTCTTTTTTGTATACCTCATACATTCTGTCCATAACTTCGTTGTAGTCATGGCGGCTTTTAAATTCTACATAATAAAATTGTTTCATTGTTTTTTCCTTGTGTTGTGGGGCGGTTTCCCGCCCCTTTTAATTTAAGCTTTGTATTTAGTTATTTCTTTTATTGTTGAAGGTACAACATTCCAGTGATAGTCATTCCCAGTAGATAGTCTAATAACTTTTACTCTTTTAGGAGTGAACCCAACAATCTGAAAAAGTTCTTTAGTAAAATCATAAGTATCAAGTTTTACGATATGTCCTACTTTTAATTCTTGTTTTTCCATCTTTTTTTCCTTGTGTTAATTTCGTCTACATGAATAGTATCGTTTATCCGTAACCATAAGTCAAACATTATTTTAATTAATTTAAAGTTGTTAGGAATCAATAACTTACGTTAGTTATCAAGGTATTCTAAACCACCTGTTGCAGATAATTTTGCTCGAAATTTGCCTTTTAGTAGCGACAAACTTAAAAAGAAAATTAAACTATCCAGTAGTTCCGCTAGGTGTTTTTTTGCTCTGGCTTTTCTTTGCTTTGGGAAGTCTTCCAGATTTAACTTTATCATTAGTATCTCCTCTCCCTTTCCAATACTCATAACATAACCAACCGATAAATCCTGCCATTGCAATTTGAAAAATATCTACCATAGCTCGAATCCTAGTTGCTTCATTGTTTCATTACGTTTTTCTGCGGCTTTGCGTTTTTCTATCTGCGACCGTTTAAATGTTGTTAGTTGAATATTTTTAATTGCCATCCAGTAAAGTTTAGCAGCGTGAAGCAATTTCATTTCTTAAAACCTTTAATACCACGTATACCGAAAGATGCTGCTATTGACGCATACATAGCATAAGTAAACCAGTCGGGTGCAATTT